CTCGGGTGTTGGCTCGGGTGTTGGCTCGGGTGTTGGCTCGGGTGTTGGCTCGGGTGTGGGTGTAACTTCTTCGTCCGTAGGTGTGGGCTCAAGCGGACCTAAATCCGTAATATCAGTGGGGGTAGTTGGGATTGGGGTTATTACCGGTTTAGGCGTAGGCGTATCTGGAGCAGGCGTAGTCGGCGTAGGCGTTACAGGGCGCTGGGGCATCGTAAAGTTTTTGGTATCCCAACGTCTGGCAAGCTCTTCTTCTTCACCGGTATTTAAATCTGATGATCTAGTCATCAAGTCTAAAAATGTTAGGGTTGGGTTGAGCTTGGCAAGGAACGCCATTGCTTTTCCGGCCATACTGGTAGCGCTAAGCCCCGCTGCCACAACTTTAGCTTCGGGGGATATATCTTTTATTAGTTCTGGGTTTGCCAACGCTCTTAGTTCGGCATCGGTTACGACACTACTAGGTAATTTGCCAACCCAATTAGCTGGGTTGGTGTAGTAAGACGTTCCGTTTAATTTATCAATGGCACTTAAAAAGGCCATCACCCCTTGCTTACTTACCCTTGGTATAGATTCGCTAACGCGCAATACTTCTGCAGCATCCGCAGGATTTTTAGCCACAAATTCGCCTGTAGCTTCAACAATACGCACAGGTAGATCACGGGCTGTGCCATTAGCCAAAATTACACGTATTGTTGTTTCACCCGTTTTTGGGTTGAAGTTAGGCACCCCAACTTTAGGCGGGTTTTTAGGACCAGCGCCCCCGGTATACCCTTCCCCTGCAGCAAGCTGCGTTTCGTCATCAACAATATTGAAACCATGGTCTTCAAGATCGTTAGACAAAGTATCCCGCGTGTAGTTGTCTAGCCTTCCGTTGTATTCGGTGTAGGCGGCGTAGTCAGGAAAACCCGCAGCGGCTGCAGTATGTTCGTTTGTAAGCGCGGTCCGTACGTCAGCTTCTGGTTTGCCAAGATAGGATGCAATATCCGCAGTTGTTGGGTCAGTTCCGTAAACTGATTTCCATATTGCTTGAGCTTCAGAAACATCGGTATGTGCGGCATCTTGCGTGTTGTTGTACGCGGTTGTTACGGCCTCTACATAGTCAGTGCTAGCACCTTCTTTATTAAGGATGCCTTTCATGTCATCAGCGGTGGGCTCTTTGCCGTAAAGCTCTTTGTACTTATCAGTTGCTGTTTTATAGTTTTGCAGTTTTTCAGTAACTACGGCTGAGTTTTGAACTTCTGCATCAGTAAACTGTTGAAGTGCCTTATCAAAAGTAGGCTTAGCTTGTTCGTCATAGTCTTTTTTTAGAAGGTCGTACCTGTTTTGATTTGCAGTATATTGAAAATCAAGATCACCAAGTTTTTCTTTTACGGCAGCATAGCTTGTGTTGACTTTTTCTATCGCAGTATTGGCTTGATTAGCTACATCATTAATTCGGGCAATCAACGACTCTTTTGACTGTAAAAGTTCGCCGGTTTCGTTATCCCTATATAAGTTTAAGGCGTCACTCCCTCTTCCTCCTCCTCGTGCCGGTCTAAAGGAATAATCGTCGCTAAAGTTGTCATACTTGTCTTTTAAGCTGTTGTACTTGTCAATAAGCGTTTGCGCAGCAGCTTGATCTTCTTTAACAGGCGCTACTATTTTGTTGTATTCAGCCGCAAGTCGTTGCTGTTCTGAAACAGTGTTGTTAATATTTGTTTCTGAAGCCGTAATCCCTGTTGCGGCGTCTTTAAGCGCCCCGCCCATGTCTTTAAGCGACTGCTTTATATCAGCACCCTTAGCTTCCCAAAACGAATGAACTAAAGAGCTTCCAATTGCTTGGCCAACATCGCCACCAACAATTGAAGTTGCAATAGCGCTATTAGTAGCTCTAACAAACGCTGCACCTCCTGCAGAAGAAGATAGATCGCTAAACCCCGGTATACGGCTTGTAACTTGGTCTACAGCTAATCCGACGCCCCCAGATAATGTGGCGGTCAACCCTGTCTTAAGCATTGCTTCTATCGGGTTTTTACCTTGCAGTAATGCTGATGTGCCACTGGTAAGTGCTGCTGAAGATGCGGACCCAAGCACTTTCGCCATTGCAGTTGCAGTGCTTTGACTTACGCCGCTTGTAACTAATGACTGCGCAACGTTCGTAGTAACTGACTGTGAAATTTTTGCGCCAATGGTTCCGCCAACATACGAAGTAATGCCGCCTAACACTGCATTTTTAAGTATGTCTTCTGGCTTATCCCCATGTATTGCAGAAAAAGTAGCCCCAATGGTCGCCGCGCCAATGGCCGTAGCGGCTACTGAGCTTACAGTAGTAGTAGTAAAAAGACTAACAATTCCAGCACCAACCGCTTCTGCGCCAAAATAAGTTATTGCCGCTGGAGTAATAATAAAAAAAGCCATACTAGTTTATCTCCAGCAACTTATTGGTTGAGTCAATAAGATTAACCTCTTCATACGTTTTAGCGGTATGAAAATCAGTGATGTCGTCTAAGTTCTCTTCTCCTACTTGTTTGGTCATTAATACGTTAAGCCACACACAGTCTTCCAGCACATAGCCAACGCGCTTGACGTTTGGCTCCGAAACATAGACACAAGGCGCTTCAACTACACGCCGACCATTTTCAGATACAACTGCCAGTTTGCCTTTGAGCAACACATTGATTACTGGGTGTTTGTGTATTTTCCCAACAACAATTGCGCCTTTTGCTAATGTCATTTCACGGCCATACATAGCGCATCCAAACTCATCGTGCATTTGTGTAAAGTGGTGCTTGTAGCTGTATTCAGAAGGAGTAAGGTCTCCAGCATCAAACGCCTTAACGTACTCGTTTTGAAAATTATTTATGGTTTCCCGTGCTTGTACTTTTTGCAAGTGGTTTTTGTCAAGTGTAGATGCATCAGGCATAGAAGAACTAAGGTCTTCAAATTTACTAAGCTCGTTTACATCAAGGTTAAGTAACATTTCATACCTCTATATAAAAAGCAATGTAAGGGTTACCGTCTGGCCCTTCAATCTTGTTTTCTTTAAACTTATATTCACGAAGAATCTTTTCGTACTTTGATTTATCTTTTACTGGCATATAGGTGTACAACACCTTTACATCTGCTTTCCTTAAAATATCCATTAGCGGGTCTAATTGTTTATCCAACTCTTTAAGCTTTTCATTTTCAGACAAATGCGTATCAATCATGGCGTGCATCTCAACCATGTGAGGGCCTGACACCGTGATTAAAAACACGAGCTTTCCAAGGTGAACAAGTTTGCACCCTTGCTCTTGCACTTTTTCCGCCATGTAATTGATAGCCGCAATAGCTTTATTGTTGTCGTGGTATTGCTCCATAAAATGGTCGTACATGATTTGCACAACTTCATTTGGCTGTTTTACTGTAGAAGCGGTCATGGGTATCTCTTTATGGTAGCGCTGAAACAAACGACATTGTGGCTACCACAGATTGGGTAGACGGTTTAGTTGGTGTACCGGATGCTGCGTAGAACTCAATAGTTAGAGTAGCAATTGTGGGCGACCAGTAGATTTCTATATAGTCATTTGCTGCCATGGAAACAAAGTAGTTCCACCCTTTAATGTCGTAGGATGGAACCCCTACGCTTTTACGAGCTGGTATGCCAACCTTACCTGTAGAGCCCGGAATGTCCGTACCATTTTGTTTAAGCCATATAAACATATCTTGCGGAGCGCTATCCAAATTTTGTATCTGCGCGCTGAACTGAAGGTTGTATATCCCAGCGGCTGCTACCGTGATCTTGGAGCTTGCAATACTTACACCATTGGAAAAGTCCGTAGTGTTCAGCGTCATCAGCGTGGCTGTGTTTGCTGTTGTTGACTGGCTCTGGCCACTGGAAAACGCCCCGTAAGGGTTGCTCAAGTACTGGCCACCTCCTGTGGCTCCAATCAACTGGGTAAAGTTGTCCAGCCGGTTAAAGTACAGCCGCAGAATATTTAGCAGCTCGTCAACCATCTGCTGGTTGTACTGGGTTGTGGCATTGGGTAGCCGTGGGGCTACTACGTTAATCTGTTGCATGGCTACCGCCGTCCATCCGAGCGAATGTCAATACGGGGGCTTCCCAGTTGCCACTGCGTACCTACGGCAGTTGACTCAATCTTCATGGACATCTGGCGTCCACGTACCCGAATGTTCAACTGGCCAGTAAAAGTATCAAGGTCGATCGGATACGTCTGGGTAGCCGTGACGGGTTGTGTAGCGTCCGTGCTGGTACCGCCTACAGATTTAGGCACGTTGTACCCGGAGCCCGAGCTTTTCAAAGGCTGCAGTTGTATGGTCAAGCTTGGGGTAGTGCCGTCCGTGGACCCCCGGAATGTCAAGTCAGGCAGCATACGCCACACAAACGCAAAGTTGTGCCCGTCATCAATGTCAAACTGCGAAGTTGTGATGGACGCAGTTATGGCTGTAATTGGCAGCGTAACCCCATCGTCTACGCCAAGCTCATGGTAAACCAAGTTGTTTGAGTACGTAGCCGCCATAGGGTAATCCCTTAGCGACGAGTCAAGCCATGCCGTACGGCCCATAGCCCCGTAATACCAAACATCTTCAGCGTAGTTGTATACCACGTACCGGTCAATGACCGTGCTGTTTTGCGTGCAGTAGAACCACCACACCTCATTAAAGCCCTCATTGGTGCCAGAAAAAATTTGAGCAAATTGGGCTCGGTTAATGTCGCCGTAGACAAATTGGCGCAAGTCACAACGTAGCGGCTGAACCCGACCATCGTATTTGTAGAACTTGTCTTGCCCCATCCAGTAGGCGGTTCCGTTAGAGTACGAAGCAGCATTTAGGCTGGTAATCGAAATGTTATCCCCAAGCAGTTGTGTGCCCCAGTAGGCCGGAGCCCCAAGGAACTGCAAGGAATACAGGGCCGCGTCCGTGAAGACCAAAATCTCTTGACGCGCTTGCAGCACCGCTTTAATGTCCGAGCCATGAGATAAGCGTACGCTACCCGCCTTGGTAGTGGCAGAAGGGGCCCACTCCACCACACTTTCTTGGTCGGACCAGCGAATTAGCATAGGGTCGTACGTTGTGCTCAGGTACTCATTGGTACCAAAAACCAAAGTAAACCGGCTGGTATCCGATACGATAAGTGTGTTTTGGCTTAGGGGAACCCCGTTGGCCCCTGACAAAGAAGATACCGGTATGGCGCGGATAGATAGCGTATGCGTGCCAGACCCAGCGGATGAGGTAGTAATGGCTGCGCCGCCAGCGGTAAGCGAAATGTTGAATGTAGTGCCGCTAAAGTTCTTTACGTAGTACACCGTAAAAGGTTTTAACGATAGCGGTAACGCCCCCGTAGTCTCAAACATAAACGCCGTGTTGTCAGGCAGTGCTGTTGTTGTATTGGACGTAAGGGTTACAACCGCAGATGCCCCATTGGATATTGTTACGGTAGTGGGGGTTGCCAGCGTGGGGGCTACAGTAGCGCTCCATTTATACATGGCTCCTCTTTTGGGGCCCAGTAGTAAGTCTTCGCCAAAGTTGTACTGCGTCCACAGTTTAAGGCCGGTCACACCAACAACTTGGCCAACTCCTCCCCAAGTACCTGACCCCCAAGTGCTTGCGCCCCAGCCTAAGAAGCTGTTGGAGATATTAGCGCCCACGTTGAGTAAGTAAGATGCAAAGGCTACCGACCCGCCACCCGAACCGTTAGCATTAGCTATTGTGGTGGCTGTCACTGTGTAGGTACTGCCCGAAGGCAAAGAAACTACCTGATACTGCCCATTGAGCGTGACGTTGTTAAACGTGGCCATACCGGAGAAGATTACATAGTCCCCTACAGAGGGATGGTACGAGCTATCAGTAACCGTTACCGTAGCTGAAAGGTTAACAGTAGTAACCGGGCTTGCCCCAAGCGTGCTGGTGTACGTTATAGGAGTTATGTCGTAGTACGCCCCAGTTTGCTCAATGTAAAACTTAGTTTCACTTCCTACCCCAACCAGATTGGCCCCGGCCAAAGTAACCCAATTCCATAGGGAACGGCAATAGCCTAAAAAGGTGTTGGTTGACAACTGCATCCAGCCGCCAATTTTTTCAGGGGTACCTTGACGAAACCGCACTTTATCGGACTCGTAGTAGCCGCCTTCGTTGGTGTACCGAGTGTTTTCCCGGTTAACCCCCGGCTTAAGTTGGAGTTTTTTTAAAGGCATACGTTAATCCAGTAATTGACATTCCGCAGTTCTGCGTTTGAGTAATCCCGGCAAGACTCGTCCACCGCCTTTTGTCCAGAGCATTAACTGCTCTTTTGCGCCCTCCCAATCGGATGTATTAATCTTGCGCTTAAGGGTGCTGGTTTGCAAACGGCCCGTGCCCAAATTGTAGGCGAAATCTACGATTGCGTTGCACTTTTTCTCGTCAGTCAGCAGCACCGGGCAATGACGCAAAACAGCGGGTAAATAGGTGTGGTGAAGCTCTTGTAGCAACAACACTGTTGCATCCGGCTCAGACATTGGTGGGTCGGTCAAAGCCACCTTGCGCCCGTCAGCGTAGTAGGTGCTTCCGTAGCCAATCGTGGGAATACCCGCAGGGCAGAGATAGGGTTTACCCCTATACCCCTCAAATTGTTTGCACAGTGCTGCGGCTATTTCTAGCTTCATATCCCACGCTTTGCCAGCGTCCGGTCAAGGAACCAGTAGTTAAGCGTACCGGACACCAACGCAGCAAAGTCAGCCGACATGATGAGCTTGAACACCGCCTCTGGGGGTGCGCCAGCCGCCCAAGCAGTCCAAGCAAACCAGATGTGTGCAAAACTCCACAGCAGTAAAATCCAATAGGTTGCCACGGGACGCACGGATGCGGACAGGCTGGCTACCCATCCACCGGCCATCTTGACCATTTCTGTCTGCTGTTCAATGGCGCTGTTGAAGGCATCCATAACTCCAGCGTCTACCGTGGCCTCGCGTTGCGCCCCGATCTCAGCCAGCTTCTGGTTACCGCGCAGGGTTTCCAGTTGGCACTGCTGTTCAAACATCTTCAACTCATGGGCGCGTTCATTCTTCTTGTCCATCCACTTTAGGACTTCAGGAGCTAAACGGAAAATTCCCCCAAGCAGGGAGCCAAAGATACCGCCACCAATCATTTCAAACATATCAGTCCTTTTTGCATTCGGGTTTGTCTTCTTTATTTGCGCCTACTTTAAGGCCCGATAACCACCCGATCAAGCCACCGATGATGGTCTGAAATGCCGGGCCAATGATTTCAAAAATTTTGGTGTTGTCTACTTCCTTGACAAACAGGCCGTGAATCAGCGCCCAGATTAAGGATAGCACGACAGCGCACAAGGTAGCGGTGACCATATATGTGACTACGTTTACCAACTTGTCTTTACTGTTCATTTTTGCCTCACTTTTTCCATGATCTTGGCTCTTAACAAAGGACTGTCTGAAGTACCTGCCCATTCCGGTAGGGCATTCCAAATTAAGACGTAATCATCTATGCTGCACTTTGTTCTATCCAGCCATTCCAGAATAGCTTTGTGCCGGTCTGCCGGGTCGTGAATCGTGAAACCAATAACGTATAGCTCTTGTATGGCGCAGCTTGGCTTGAGCGGTGGTTTTTTGGGTACCGGAGGCGGGAGTTCTGTAGACAGAATTAACCTGTCCTCTGCCGAAGATACGGTGAACAGCACCAAAAAGCATAGTACAAAAAAACGCATACATGGGCAGCATCCTGTTTTACTTAAACATTAAGACAGACGGTACAGCACGTAGGTGCTGGCAGCGGTGCGGCGAATACGGAACTGCGCAGATGTACCAGTGGTAATCGTCAACGCGCCCAGACTTGTTACCCCAGTATTCACAGCCATCGTAATTGTGCCAGACGCAGTGTTAATTACTGAGAAGTCGTACCCTACATCCACTTTGTACCAAGTAACCAAAGTATCCATCGTGCTGCCCAAAGGCATTGTCACCGTGTAGGAAGTACCAGTTGTGCTAATAATCTGCGCTTGCAAGTTTGCGTTGGTCAGCGTAGCAGTGGTAGTGATTGAAGCAGGAGCCGGGGCATAAACCACTACAGCGCCTGTACCAAACGTGGCGTTACCTGAGGGGTCAATGACTTGGCGGATATTAGTATCCGCATCGCTCAAAACAATCCAGTTGCTACCTGTTCCAGAAATAGGGGCAATAGCGCCTTGATAGCTACCGATAATAACGTTTTTACCGCCAGAAGTAACCCCGCTACCAGACTGATAGCCTATGAAAGTGTTGTAGTCGCCATAAACCGTTGACCCTGCCGAATAGCCGATAGCTGTGCTACCTGAGCCGCCATTACCACCTGCTATGGCTCCTTGCCCAACAGCGGTGTTGAAGTTACCAATAGTGTTTGAAGCTAAGGCGGAAGCCCCGACGGCTGTGTTATATATACCAGTAGAATTGGATTGCCCCGCTACGTTTCCTACGGCAGTATTATTATTTCCACTGGTGTTATTAGTCAATGCGGTAGTGCCTACTGCGGTATTGCTATACCCGCCTACATTTGCATATAAAGCTAAATTGCCAACAGCAGTATTTTGATCGTTAGTATTTAACTGTAATGCCCCATTACCAATAGCAGTGTTTTGGGCTCCTGTTACGTTAGCGTTCAATGCGGCAACGCCATACGCGGTATTGGTGGCTACAGCCCCATTACCAAGTCCAACAACCAAACCTTCGATAGTGGTGTCGTTACCTGTAATGGCGGGGCTTATAGCTCTGACCACTGATCCTGTGCCTGTGCCAGAACTCCATGTTGGTGCGGCTGCGCCTGCGCTGATTAAAACTTGACCTGAAGTGCCCGCAGCGGAATACGCATGCGCAGTGCCTGTGCCATAGCCCACGCCGCCATTTGTAGCGGTAGCCGTGGAGTTAGTTCCGCCGTTGGCAATAGGAAGCGTACCGGAAACATGAGTGGTCAGGCCAATCTTGCCGTAGCTGGGGGCTACGCCTACACCACCAGAGATAAGGGCGTTACCTGTGGCTACATCAGCCAGCTTTGACAGGGCCGTGGTGGTGGAGGCATACAGCACATCACCAACTGCATAGCTAGACTGGCCCGTACCGCCATTGGTAGCCGCCAAGGTTCCTGTCAAGTTAGATACTACGCTGGACGTAATTTTTACGTAGTCCGTTGCTGCGGCGCTCCAAGCAATGATGGCTTTTTCGCCATCTACTAACGTAATGCCCGTAGTAGGGGTTACGCCGCGCACGGTAAGCGCAAAACCGCCGGTACCCGCGTTGTTGATGACGTACCACTTACTGGTGACCGGCAAGTTCAGGTTACGCGTTGCAGTTTTAGCCCCCGAAATGTTTAGGATGGCGTATTGCGCTGTGGTTGAGACAATGCCTGTAGCGGAACTTGTGCCCGCCGTATTTGCAAGGGTCACATCCGTAGTGGTGATGGGGACTGCCAAGCCGCCAGCAATGGCGATGTCCAAGTAAGCGGTCAAGCCGTTGTCAAGGACGTCCCCCCAAGTACCAGATTCCGTACCTGTAGTGATAACCGGCAAACTAAGGTTGGTTGTTGCGCTAAATGTCATGGTAGGTTCTTTCTAGTAAATACTAAGGCATCGTGTTAACAGGCTGCCATGTAGTGGTTTGGGTGTTGTCAACAGGTGCCCAAGCGCCTGTTTGGGTATTGTTGATTATCCCCCAGTTGGCAGTCTGAGCGTTGTTGATATCAAACCAACCAACCAAAATAACAGTGCCAAGAGTACCCGAGGCGCTTACGCTCGTCAAGGCTTGTACAAAGTCCTGAGAAGTTGCTACTGTGCCTACTGCACCAGAAGCAAAAACGCTTGGAAGTTCTACTACCGTACCTTGGATAGTTGTAATTGTCCCCACTGCGCCGGAAGCAGAAACTCCTGTAAGCGCGTACGATGGAACGGCAGTAACGGTACCAACATTGCCCGCAGCTTCTACGCCAGTAATTGCTTGGAAAAATGTTTGAGACGTTGTAACTGTGCCTACGCCGCCTGTGGCCGATACACCTGAAAGTGGGGCAAATGCGCCTACACTACCTGTAGCTGATACGCCTGTAAGCGTAACAAATTGTGTAGGTGAAACTGTACCTACTGCGCCGGAGGCTTGCACACCTGAAAGTATTTTTACAGTCCCAAGCGCTGGTACTATTTTTCCAACCCCACCAGCGGCTGATACACCTGTAATCGCAAAAGTTTGTGTAGCTGTAACCGTACCTACGCTGCCTGTGGCCGATACACCTGAAAGTGGGGCAAATGCGCCTACACTACCCGTGGCTGATACGCCGGTAAGTGCTCTTGAAACTGCTTGGGAAGTGGTAACCGTACCTACGCTCCCAGCGGCTGCTACACCTGAAAGTATTTTTACAGTCCCAAGCGCTGGTACTATTTTTCCAACGCCGCCAGCGGTTGATACGCCTGTCAATGCATTTGAAACTGTTTGGGATGCGGTAACCGTGCCTGCGCTACCTGCGGCTAAAACGCCTATTAGGAACGGGGCTTGAGTGGGGAGACTTGTCCACCCGGTATTATTTCCCCCATTTACAACGTTTGTACCCGCAGCACTCCATGTTGCCCCGCCCGTTGCCGCAGAGTCTTTGATATATAAATACGTTGGGGAGTTTGTTCCGCTTGCGTCCGATAGGGTTGCTTGCGTTCCAGCAGTTGTACTTAATAAATACTTTGGAGTTGTGCCTGACGTAACAAACGAACCAACAGTGCTAGTAGCTCCTGCTTTTAGCTGTATCGTACCCAGCGCAAATGTTAAAGCACGGGTTGATCCAAGTGTTAGTGCGTCAGCGCCAATTAAAGTTCCAGCCCCACTTTTTGTAATGGGGAAATCCATTGTCTTAGTGTTACTGGTGAGTGTTTGCGTTCCACTGGTAGCGCCAAACGCCATTGCGCTGAGACCCGCAGTAAGCGTCATCCCAGTAGATAACGTTAAATTACCGTAAATAGTAACCCCAGAAATTGCACCCCATGTACCCGCATACCCAGTAAAATTTACGTTTTTTGCTGAATAACCCGACCCTCCAAGAAAGTTTAGCGAATAAGTGCCACCAGTGAAGTTAAAACTTATGGAGTTTGTTTCTGATAGAGCGCCGGGGCCAACGAAAATTGATGTAGCGCCAGCGCTAGTTACGTTTACGACAGGAGTTCCTGTTACTGTTAATCCTGTAACAGTTTGAGTAGTCCAAACACTACTTGTACCCGCACAAATAATATTACCTACGCCAAATGCAAGCGTGCGTGTATTTGAATTGGTTGAACTAAATAACCCAGTGGTTAAAGTTTTACCATTGAGGTCAAGCGTACCAGTTGTAAGGGTTACGGTACGTGTAGTCCCTGTAGTTAATGCGTCTTGTAGCTGAACTGTCCCGTTAAAATTATTAACGGTAATTGGCTGAGTAAACGCAACACCATTACTAGTTAGTTGTTGTGTTGTTCTACCAGAAAAAGTAATAACTACTGTAGTACTAGTAAGGGTTAACCCAGTACCGTTTAACCAAGAACCATAGACATTAATACTACCAGAAGCGGTTAACGTCATTGCGCTTGTTCGCGCGGACATGTTTAGCGTGCCAATATTCCACGCCTGCCCCGTTGTTATTGTGCCAGTAACACTCCCTGTGTTGTCAAACACCACAGTATCTTGCGCTAAGGGGAAGTTAACAGCCGCAGGTGTGCCGCCCGAAGTTGTAGCCCATCCTGTAGCAGACCATTGTTGCGCGCCAGCTAAGTTCCAATAAACAGTTTTTGCGGCACTAAAAGTAATACCTGAATTACCGTAGCAATCGCCAAATGAGGTGCCCGTCCAACTGCCCGCACCAGCCCCTGTAATGTCTTGAAAATCACAATACGCAAGCGCAACTGTAGCCGCTGTAATTGTGCGGCCAGTCCCTGCTATATCTGAAGCAAAAAAGACTCTTGCGGTGTACGCGCCGTCATTTGCAGTAAGAGCGCCAACAACCGTTTGGCTGCCGCCAAGGGTTAAAGTTTTAACTCCTAATGTAGGTGCGGAAATATTTAAATTGTAAAAAGCATTTGCATCAATAATAGATGGGTTATTTGCTCCGGTAGCAGTAAAACTAACGGTACTGTAAGCAAAACCTCCCCCAGTAAATGACGGGCTAGTGCCAGTAAAATTTATTGTTGATGTTCCAGCATTAAATGTTAAGCTTGTTGTACTTCCAAAACTCCAACCAACCCCGCTTGAAGACAAGGTAATAGTAGAATTTCCCAAAGAAACTGATCTAGTCGTACTACCTGATGTTGTCCAATATGAACTTGAGCAAGCAAAATTATTTGTGTTAAACGATCCGGCAGTAAAGTCAACATTTAAAGTTGAAGTAAACGCGCTGCCCAGCGTCCAGCCACCACCAGTACCGTTAAAATTAATAGACGCGCTAACCCCTAATGAAGTACCATTAGTGGTAATAGTTTTACCTGTGGAGGTAGCGTTAAATGTAATATCCCCGCTAGATGACCAAATAGTCCCCGAAACCAAACTCATGCTTCCGCTAATTGCAAAAGTTGGAGCTGTGCCGTTAGCAAAAGTGACTGTGCCTGCGGATACAGTTATATCAAGGCAGGTCAATGCCCCCGTACAAGTTACGGTATAAGTTCCAGCTTGGTCAAAGAAAACAGAGTCTGTTGCTGTAGGAACAGACGCGCCACTAGCCCCGCCAGACGATGCTGACCAGCTAGTAGTAGTGGTGGTATCCCATGTACCCGCACCACCAACCCAATAACGATCTGCCATGCTTTACTCCGCAGGAGGAGTTGTAATGATGGCGATCCAGTTGTCCAGACGTTGTTGTTTCATGGCTTCTAACTCAGCATCAGTTAGGCCATGATCGGCTGGTAGCACTAACGCATCACGGAAAGTGCCATAGGGCGTATCGAATTCAAATTCAATGCTTACCATGATCTACGCGGCATATAGCCGCGCCCCGCTATTAGGTTGTTGCCAAACGAACCAGCGCAGTAGTTGTGGTGTTGGAAGGCATAGTCAATGTCAGCGTACCGGCAGTGATAGTCTGCGCGGTGAAAGTGTGGACACTAATAGCCTTGTTGCTCTGGGTAGAGTTGTAGATCAGTACACAGTCAAACGAAGTGCTCAACGTCACGGTTGTGTACACAATGCTTGCCGAAGGCGTCCAATACCCCACGCCCGCCGTGGAAGACGAGTTGGTGGAAGTAGGCGCAGTCGCGTTGGTCACCGTCACGCCTCCAGCAGTGTAGTTAGTTCCAGATACTTCACCAGTTGTGTTGTAAACAGTAGTACTAGCATCTTTTGTAGCAGAAGCCAAGTACAACGCCGCTTTTACCGTGTCGGTAGTAGGCGCGGTCAAACTGGTGCGCGAAACAAGCGTTGCAGTACCAAGTTGGTGCTGGCCCAGCATCAGTTCACCAAGGAACGAGGTACACATTGATTGGGTATTTGCCATGATATTTCCTTAAAAGAAAGCGGTTTCGCCACCAGCAAAGGTAGGCATTTTTTTCAACGTAATATGGGCAGACCGGTGAACAAGCTCTCCGTCCAACCAGTATTCATCCCAAACTGTATGCTCATTCTCATTGTCAACTTCGCCAGTACGGTGCTCCAACAAGGATGCATCCATATCACCTTTGGTAGTGGTAACGATCAATTTGAACTCCTAATAAGCGCGGTGGTTGATGTATTTGCGGGCATCGTGATTGTAAACGTGGTAGTCGATGTTTTATCAGACCCAAAGTCCAAAACAGCAATTGATTTGTTGCCCTGAGTGACGTTGTACATCAAAGCGCACCGGGCGGTAATTGCCCCAGACCAAGACACATTGCTCCAATTTACGTAGGCTACAGAGCCAGACGAATTGATTGCCACTCCGGTCATAGTTTGCCCACCAGCCGTGTAGCCAGTAGCCGCCACTTCATTGGTAGCGCTGTAAACCGTAGTCGCTTCGTTTAAGTCGGCATTGCCCGTGTACAGCGCAATTTTGATTGTGTCTGTTGACAGGTTGTGGACGGCTTGGTACAACTCCTTTTTGAAGCTGGTAGTTTGGGTTTGGACTATGCTCATGCAACCGCCGTCCTAACTTGACCGTCACGGTACGCGTCCATACGTTGCTTGCCGTCACCCAAATTCTTAAGAAGTGCAATCGCTTGTACGTACATGTTTTGGTACAACGCAACCAAGTCCTGCTCACCTTTCATGAACCGGATGGCTTCAACCAAGGCACCATTCAGTAGCGCCGAGTCAAAGTTATCCCCGAGCCATGTAGTACCTGCCGTCACAATGGACTCTGGGTAGTAGTAATAGTGCAGCTCTACCGTATAGGTAGTATCGGGCGTGGGGCCCAAGATAAACGATAATTCCGTTACCACCGACGATTGAGGGCCAAAAATAGCATAGTGCTTAGGCAGCCCGGTAGACGTTGGGTTGGGGTACGCTTCACGTATGAAGTTCACGTCCTTGTTCAACGGGTACGAGTAGTTGCCAGAAGCGTCAACGACCGCAAGGGAGTAGGTTGACAGGAAATCATCGGGGCAAGACAAGTACTTGTTGTTGGCTGTAAGCACCCCAGTCTGGTTTTTGCGCAAGTTAGCTAGCTGAACCGAGTTGTATATACGCTGCTCAGTCTGTTTTGTGAACATGGCGTACTCATCCGCCGTGAACGTGTTTTCACAGATGTCAGCGATGTTAGTGCACAGCTCAGTGTAGTTCATAGCTTATGCCATCGGGCCTCGGGCCATCAAACCTTTAGTCGCCGCGCCAGTACCTCGGACTTTGATGCCATCAGTTTTGATAGCTTCGTCACCAGCAGATTTGCTGATGCCCCCAACACTCATATCGTAGGTGTCCGCCTTGCTGCGGTTTGGTTCCTTACCGGGATTGGTTTCTACCGTTACAGCCTTGCCGGACATGGTATGCGGCTTGGCGTAGGTGCTGGCGGGGCCGACTTCTTTCCCACCCTGTTTCATGCTGTAAGCCATATTAACCTCGCTTTTGGTTCATGACGCGGGCCATGTTACGGCCAACGGCGCGCATAGCTTGGCCAGTGACGCCAGAGGTTTTCTTGCCCCCAGCAGTTGAGCCCGCAGTGGGGCCGCTGTTAGGGAAGACCTTGACATCCGTTTTACCTTTTTTGGCAACGCCGTCTGCGGATTGTGTATACGCCATGATTAACTCCTATGAAACCGTTACGGTTACTGTACCAACACTTGTTGTACCTACCAAGTAATTTGGGGTAAGTACCGCATCAAAATTGGATGACCCGCCAATCGGGCTCCATCCCCATTGAATATCTCGGGAGCCCCCAGTAGGAAACCCCGCCACATTAACTCCAGCTTGCACATAGGTAGAGTCCCTGCGCGGTTCCCGCACTGCTTGTGGGTCATCCACAGGAAACATACCTAGTTGCAACTGCGGCTGGTCAGGGTCCCAGCACGTCGTGCAGACCAAGAGATTGTACGTCTTAGTCTTCTTAACTTCCTTGCGAAGTTGCTTGAGTTTGTACCGCTGTCCGCAACGGTCGCACTCCGCAATGCTGTTTTTGCCGGAAGCGAACCGGTTGCTCATTACGTTCCCCCGCCAATAAACATTTGACGCGGTACAAACCGAATGGCGGCTTTCTCGCGGTCTTCTCCAGCGGCTAGCTCAAAGGACTCGTCATATACCTGCTTGAGCATAGGAATTCGATCCGTAGCCTCAGGAAGCTTCAACCCAATGTGGTACGCCAACCCCGCAGTTGCGGCGGGTAGGAAGCGGAAGTTCATATCGGCGGTGTTCACCCCAGTACCCGCATCATCAATGCGGCGCAGACGCCAGTATTTGAATATGTAATACGGGCTGGCCTCCGTGCCTTGCTCGGGAACTGGCCACACGGTAATCCTAGGGTTATCCCTTAGACGCTCAATCCAGACTTGAATGGGGCGGGCTTGTTGAAGCTTGTTGGGGATTGTGGCGTAGGTTGAGACGCTGATACGCGTGATAGTTAGGTCAGATTGCGTAGATACGCTGCCTTGGCCAGTACGAATCACATGCTCCAACAAGTCAATAGTGTCTGCTGGCAGGTCATAGGTGGCTTGCCCTTGGATGAGGTCGATGTATCCCTCATCAATAGTCCACATGTTTATGCCCTTGTTCTGCCACTCAATCGTCATGAGGTTGAATGACCGACGCGCAGTACGCAGGTCGTAACCGGTACGCATCTCCCGGCCCGCCCGCTCAAACGCTTCTTCAGCAATCTCTGTGAAGTCAAGGTTGAAAGCTGTGGTGCCGGAGACGGTCATGGTTTACTTCTTTGCTGTTTTGGCCGAGTCAATAAACGCTTGGTCAGTAGGAGCACCTTTGGCCCCCGCTTTACGCATTTTAGCGCCCCGCTTGCGCTTTGCGTTGATGTTTGCGTACAGGCCTACTTGTCCGCCTTCAGCGTACTGCGTGAAGTTAGTGTCATCGCGGCGTGCTTTGCGGCTACCGCTAGGCATCTTGGAGGGCATGATGGCCCCCATACCGCGACTTGCTCTCATATCAGCACATCTTTCCACGGGTTTTGCCCCGCGATGCGATACCGTCAGCACGGCTGGACGCACTGGATACTTTTCCGCCTTTAGCCATGCCCCGAGCTTCACGTTTTGTTTGGCTATCAAGTTCCCGATCCAAATCTGCTTCTTCGTCTTTAGCTTTTTTGTATTGGCTAACTCCACTACCAATAAACTCACCTGCGCCTTTTACCGCATCTATTGCACGAGAAGGCATACCTGCAAGGTAGTCTACGCCAGCGCCAATTGGCCCTTTGTTAGCGCCATCGCGGCTGCTACCTGCGAGGGTTGATAATGCAACGCCAGCAGGAGCCATAGCTGCGCCCGCAGCCGCTTGTTTTAGTCCACGTACTTTTTGGTCGCTTAAACGGGCTTCTTCACCAGATGGACGGATGCTGTCGTACTTACTCGGCTTATTAAATTGACGTGCGTCTTTTTCCCGCCAATATGCTGAAGAGTCTTTATCCTCTTCAATGCCCATTTTGCGTTTGTAGTTTGCCATATCAGCACATCTTTCCACGGGTTTTGCCACGCTGGGCAATGCCATCAGCACGACTGGATACTGAACCGCCAGAAGCCATCTTCTTAACCGAGCCGCCGCGCTTCATAGCGCTACCAAATTCGTCCATGGTGTCGCCTCTAAGGATAGCTTCACGCCCTAGCGAGCCCTTGGGGCCTTTCTTAGCCGCTTTTAAAGCATCGCTAAATTTGGCCATATCGCCGGTCTTTGGTGACGCCCGTTCCGCAGACATTGCGCGATCCAATGCACCACGGGCTGCGCTAACCATGGGAGGGGCTTCTTTAGCGCCACTACGGGCTAAATTCCGAGCAGCGGCTGCAATGCCTTTAATACCTATACCCGCTGCGCTACCTGCTCCACCGGTTATTGCGTCTACCGCGCGGTTCATATCTGCTTGAGATGAGCGAATACCAACCATAGGTGCTTTAGACCCGCGACCTTCATTCCCGTAGTTTTCATACGTACGGGTAGCCCCCGCCAGTGAAGGCCGTTTAGCGCGGTCATCAAGGGAAACTTTACGAGGTGCTGCTACAGGAGTGCGGCTAATGGGACGGCGGGGCATGTTTACCGCTTTAGGGCCAGCTTCTGTATCAAGGTTTTCACCTTGATTAGCTTGCTCCATAGCATCGGGCTCAACCATGGAGTCATCTTCGCCGTCGTAGCGTTTGACTTTGTGTTTAGACATTAGCACTTCCCGCCTTTCTTCATGACGATTTGGGTGCCTTTGGTCTTGCCTTTGGAGGCAATACCGTTAGCCGAGGAACGGAACGCGCCGCCTTTGGCCAACTTCAAGGACGTGCCCTTGCCACCTTTGTGCTCTTGCATATCGTGCTGCTTAAACGCTTTCTTGACCATGGCCTTGTCTTGGTCCATGTCAGTTGCGCCGCCTTCAGCCATTTTGGCCATGCCGCCACGTTTCATGCCCATTTGAGTTTTGTCAAAGGCTTCCTCTTTCTTGGAGCCTTCTTTGCCCATGCCTTTTTTCTCTACGTCCTTACCGGACTTCTCGAATTTTGCAAACGGGTTTACACCTTTAGTAGCCATACTTCCACCTTTTGAAAATTTACGGCCCTTGTCGGCTGTATTAAAGTCTTGCCCCACAGATTGTGGAACTCCTACTTTTTTGGCAAACGCAGGGCTGTGCGCTATTGCCGCCATGAAATTGTGTTGTTTTTTACTTGTCGATGGCATCGTCTTTAAACCACCGCTGTACGGTATCGGTTTCCCAAATGCGAATACCCATCCAAATAATTGTAAAAACGCCGCCAATAAGTGTTACCACGGGAGTCATCCATCCTAAAAAACCACCAAGGCCCATTATTACGGCAGCGCCATCAGCCATTGTTTTTGCGTCGTGTGCGTCGTTCATATCAGCATTTCCATCTAGCTAAGGAAGCCGCCTTGCGGGTGGGCTTACCTTTTTCATCTTTCATCGGCCCCGGCATACCAGACATCCGCGCACAAAATGAGTTCTTGCGTGCGCCGCCCTGCGGCTGGGGAGCTTTCAGATTACTACCTGTTGCTGCGTTGTACTTAGCACGGCCCTTGGCAGTCAACCCCGCCCCTTTGGAGACGGGTAGCTTCTCGCCACGACCGACCGAAAGAACCGGGCCTTTTTTCTTAGCCATAGAATATTGTGATACCTGTTACCGTACCAACACTTGTTGTTAAATACAACCCAGTAGAAGCCAAGATGCCCTCACCGGGAACAAATATGCTAACCGTATTTGGGGTTCCAAGGCTTGCTATATCCATTGTGTACAGAATGGCTCCGGTAGCGCTACCATCTCTAATTTCAAATGTTGCTGCCGTGCTTGCTTTAGGACTGACCACAATACCTTTAAGGCGTGCGCGCCCAACATAATAAGAACCCGCTGTGCTCAAGTGCGCACTTTTTACATCAGTTTGTTGCATAACTAATCTCCTAAAAATGAGGGGCCAAAGCCCCTGAGATTAATTACTGCTGGCTAGGAGCAGGAACTTGCGAACCGTCCGAGTTTGCTACGGCATACACAACGGTGTACTGCACAGTGCCGACAGTTACATCAGCAACGGTAGGGGTTAGTACTGCTTGAATAGTAACGTCCGTGGGGCCAACGCCAATACCGTTAGGGGATGCCGTGCTTGTTGCGCCTGCCCAATTAACCAACTTAGCGGCGGCGTTAGTGTTAGCCAAACGCCCTTGGCTGGTAATGTCCGAAGACGCCCAAAACAAATTGGTAGTAGCTGAAGTACCAACCACTACGTTGGCTGCGGTAGAACCAGTAAATGCTACCAAGGTATCAATAAAAATATTGACGATTTGTGCGCCAGCAGGGATTGTGAACAGAGTTGTGGTAACAGCGGCTGCGGCTACAGCGCCGTTATAGACTACTTTTTCAGTCTGGGAGACTAGGGTAGTACCCGTGTTTTGGAGGGTTCCAGCGGTAGTGCCGGTGGTGTTTTTGACCGTGCCAAGCAGCCAAGGGCCAAGGTGAGTTGCGAATCCCATGATAATTCCTTACATACAAGTGAAGTGCATCAATCGGTATGTCGTCTGCCGGGACAGTTTGATGCACCGGAAAACCCGGGTTAGCTGCAATATATCACGGTTTTTAGGGTTGTGCAAATAAAAAGGGCTCCCGAAGGAGCCCTAGTGGCAGGCCAGTCACCTCTACCTTACTGAATCCGATTAGGACGAACCGGGCGATCCGAAGATGCCTAGTGGGTCAGACACGCCGAAGCTGTAACGCTCGCGGGCCTTGTAGCGGACGTTGCCGGTATCGAAGTCGCCGTCCATACTGTTGGCCAGCGGAGTACGGACAAAGTGCTTCAAGCCGTTAGGTACGTCAGTCAACAGGAACCAACCGTTTGTGTCGGTCAAGAAGTGGTTGACAGAGTAACCTTCAGGGATGGAGCCATTGTTCTTCAAGGCATTGATGTCGTTGTCGGTGGTACCAACGCGCAGTTCTGTTTCCAGCAGGCGGGTAGCGACGAACATCAGGCTTGGGGGAACAATCAGCTTCTTGGGCTTAGCTGCAATCAGCAAGCTGCGCTCGTCTGTCCAAGCGGCGATCTGAATAACAGCGTTTTCCAACGAGGTTTCATTCAGGTCAGCGCCGGTAGATGGACGGTTGCTGTTGGTGCCACCAGAAACCAAGGGGTGCGCAGTCGAGCACAACGAAACGCCATCACCGTAAGTTACGTTTGATGCAAATGCGTTGTTCAGGACGTAAGCAGCCTTGACTTGCTTGGTGTAAGCCATACCACGGGCCAAAGCCTTGGTGTAGCGGCTGGAGAGGCTATCGTACAAGTTATCTTCCACAGCTTCCTCAGTGATGGAAAAGCCCATCGCAATGGTTTCGTGGTTGTAACGTGCAGTCCAAGCTTCCTGCGCATTGTCATAAGCAATGGCAGAGCCCTCGTTCTTCACCGGAGCGGCGGAGAAGCCAGACAGCTTGGTTTCCTCTTCAAAGCTACGTTCCGAAGTTTCGGTGTCGTAGATTTCCTTGTGCTCTTCGCCGTATTTGGCGTACTCCAGACCGAACAATGCATTCAGACCGGGGAGCAACTCTTTAAGTAGTTGTGCGCGTGAAATAGCCATTTTAGTTTACTCCTTATGCGCCAGTGGCAGAGTAGTACCCGTGGAGACCTTGGTTCATTTTGACCAAGATTTCAGGATACTGAGTGAAAACCACAGTCGCTGTGTAAACACCAGAGTTCAGCGTAAAAGTGGCAGCTTGGTCGAGAACAACAGAAGTGTCTCCGGCGGCAGCGGCGGTTTTTACAAAAGAACCTGTCTGTGCAACTTGCCCACTGGTGGTCAACACAGAAACGTCCGTACCAACTGGCAATGCGTAGGGCAGCGCGCTCACGGTCAGGGTAGTAGTACCCGAACTAAAAGTAGCAGTACCCAGAGAAACTGCGGTTTCCATAACCAGACCAACCATGCGCAAAGGCAAAGTGGTGGTAACAGGAGTAGCCGAAGGAGCCAGAACAGCATTGGCAGAATTGCCGGTATTGGTGCTGCCGGTGTTGTTGATAGCTGACAGGTTAGTGCCAATCATCGCCATAGCGCCGGAAGCAACGGTAGTACCGGTATTGCAAACAACCGCTTTGAAAATAGCATCGGGGTCATCATAAACATAGGCTTGGCAATCACCTGCTGCGGTGCTTGCGGGCCAATATTGAGAGAACAACTTTTGCTTAGTCGTGGGGTTGGTGTAAGTGCAACCTAAGAAAATACCGACGGTCTGGTTTAGACCACTGCCAGCAGCAACTGAGGCGCGTGTGGCAAAGCCACGGGATAGAACAACAAAGTCACCATAGAAGATGTTGGTCGCATAACCGTACTGGATGTTGTACATGCGGGTAGAACCAGCAAATACTTGACCTCCAATAAGATTCTGCGGCAGCAGCCCGTAAGGCGCTGAAACTACAGGGTAAGCCATAAATGGACTCCAAAAAAGTTAGGTACCTCTACCGAAAGTAACCTTAGTACTACGCTCTTTGAAAAGCGGCATACGGGGGTCGTTTTCTCGCATGTACGTGTTATCCACTGAATTCATCTGCTGATCTGCCAGTTGGCGGAAGTGAGCGTCACGTTGTTCAGTAAATTCCACGGGGGTTTTGCATAGCATCAAGCCACCTACGACTACGCTGTCAGGAAAGTGACCGGAGGCCATACCAAACAAACGAATCTCAGGGTGATCTGTAGCTTTTACGGGTTCCCAACCCTCGCGGAGCTTAGAAGAAAGATTGGTGGGATCGTCCTTATTGAGCGTGCTAACTCGAATCCAGCGGAACGCATAACCTTCTTCCGGTAAGGGATCAGGTAGAAGCTGGGGCGGCATCCACTTCGTTGGACGAGCGGCTGCTGCACGGGTTTCGGATTCACGGCTCTTACGAATTGTCTCAGTCATATTCATTTCCTCATCTGTTCTGCTATTACTTGCCGAGCATAAAGTTCCAATGGAACTCCAAGACGCTTAGCAAGGTCCACCTGCGATTTGGTAAGTACGACTTTCTTGGGCGCAGTACTACGTGTTGCCGGTGAGACAACATTCGATCTCGTCCGCTGAGGGGGCGCATCAGCAGGATTTGCAGACTCGAATTCATCTGCGAATCTTTCCCGCATTTCGGCGTCAATACGTTCGTAGTATTTGGCGCTTCCCGCAGTATATCCTTCGGCCACAACATCGTCATGGAGTCCTACGGCATACGCCGTCATACCCTTCTTGTTTCCAAACCAAGGATTACGCTCGGTCCAGTCCCGTAATTGGGGGTCCATGTCCGCTGATCGCGGCTGTTGGGTAGTTTGTACACTATCTTCAGTGATTTGTACAGGGGCGGGTCGAAAATTAGCCACACGGTCGGCTTTTAACCGCGCCGAGGTCATCTCCTCCTGTGCCGAGGCCAACGCATCCGGGTCCCCAGCCTCGTAAGCTCGCTTAAAGCTCTCCCGGGCTTTCTCCACATCATGGGCAGCTACGCGCTTCGCCTGCTCTACCAAGGCGGTCTGGCCATCGTGCAAAGAGCCTTTGAGTTTCTTATTCTCCTCAACTACTTGCTTAGCAAGGCGTACAGCCTCCTCGCGCTCGCGCTGTGCAGATTCTTTGGCTCGGCGCTCCTCGTGGTAGCCCTTGGAAAAGTGCTTGATGCGGCTCTGGACACTGGCGTCGTACTTAGACAGCTCCTCGTCCGTGACTTCAGCGGGGGCGTCAGCCATGGGTTTACGGTTGCGGTCTGCTGCCGGGGTGTCGTCTACGATCTCAATCTCAGTTTCCGGCTCTACGAGTCGCCCTCTAGCTTTAGACTGCTTGGCTTCAACTTCGTCAGGAAATTCAAAGGTGGTTTGTTCTGTTGCCATGATTTACTCCTTAAGGACGTTGGATACCGCGAGGGTCTTGCACAACCGCCTCAACAGAATCGTCGTTAATGAGCCGCCACTCGGTGCCGTGGATTTTCATCCGGGTACCGGTGTTGGGCCGCGTCAAGATAAAGTCTCCCACCTTGCAGCTAGGGCCGTTGGGGAATTTGTCTTTAGGAAACGCGTCGGGGCCGATCTTGGCCACAAACAACACGGGAGACAGGAGCTCCTCATGGTGCATCATGGTCGAGGTCTTAATCAACCCGGTCTTACCAATCTCCTCATCTGCCTTAGGCAACATACACAGGATGTGATACGTCACCGGCTCGGGGATTTGGCTTGCCTTTTGCTCAGCGGTGGTATTTAGTACCCCCGACAGGTCAACGGCTTGAACATCAAAGTCAGTCATGGTTAGCTTTCAAGATACGCACGAGGTCACCTATTTCTACCTGTGCGGTCAGGAGACCTCGGATAACTCCGCACAGTTCCCGGTAAGCAGGAAAGTCGGCGACTCCCCCCTCTGCCAAAGACTCAGCTAATTCAGTTCGACGTTGAGCGAGTTTCTCGTTCAAGTGTTCAAGTACCTGTATTTCGTTCATTTATCACCTTTTGGTTTCAGTTTTGCCTGCATCTTGGCTGCCTCCGCTGCGGTGTGCAGCTTGTGCAAATGGGTTTGGTCGGCATGCTTAAGCTTCTGCAAGTGCACCGCGCCACCGTGGGCCATAGCCTGCGCAGCTTGTGCCCCCTTCATCTGCTGGGCCTGCTGTGCTTGTGCCGCTTGGGCCTGCTGAGCTTGTTGTGCCTGCTGCATCTCCATGGCGTGGCGCTGGGCTTGCTGCTGCATCTCCTGCTGGTGGCGGGCCATGATGATCTCAGGGGACTCGCCGGTAGCTTGGTTCTCCTTGATCCGCAGCTCCCACTCTTTCATAGCCAAGTCGCCGTCGACTTTCTTAGCCTTAGTCTCAGCGTCCTGCTTCTTGATGGCCAGCTCGGCCTGCTGAATCTGGACCAGCGGGTCTTGGGCAGCTTGCTGTGCCTGAGCCTGATCTGCCTGACCTTTGCTGTCCTGCAACACCTGCTGAGCAGCCTGAGCCACCAACTGGGACAACTGCACCTCAAGGTCCTCTGGCATATCTTCGTCTGGTGCAGGCATGGGAACGCCAAGCTGCTTCTCAATCTTCATGCGGTACGCGTAGGCCAAGTGCTCCGAAACGTGGGCGTCAATCTCGGCCATCATCTTCTGGGCTTGTGGGTTCTGGCCAATCTGCTGCATGAGCAGGGGGTCTTGCTTCATGGCAGTGTGCACAGCGATGTGGGCGTCGTGGTCTTGGTAGATAAACGCCTTGGTCGGCTTGCCGTTGAGGAACGCCATGTTCTCGGACACAGGGTCGCGGGGCTTCATGTCGTCGTCGATCGGCACCAGCTTGTCAGCGTTCTTGATGCCCAGCACCTCAATCATCTGGCGGTGCAACTGGGGTAGGTCATAAATCTGGGGAGCGCCTTGGGACAACTGAATCACAGCTTGGTACTGCATGATCCTTTGTGCCATGGTCGCACTGTTGGGGTCCGACACCGGGATGACGGCCACCATGTCGTAGTCGCTACGTTTGGCCTTGCGGTCACCCGACGACGGCTCAAAGCTGTACTCCTCCGGCGTGTAGTCACGGATGATGTCGCGCAACAGCTGGAACTCCTCCTTCATGGAGTAGTGCACCCGAGCCTGAACCGCGCTCATGGTCTTAAGTTGGCGCTCCAACAAGGCGAGAGTCGTACCTACCGGAGCATTCGCACCCATGTCACTGATGTTCATGTCCGCGATCGACCCCAGACGGCGACCCTCATCGGTGATCTGGTTTAGCAGGGCCAGCAGAACTTGACTTGGCTCCTTGTAGGGGAGCGGCATGATGTTGTCACGCAGGGCCCCACTGGCAATATCAACGTCACGGAACTCGCCCGGGGCGATCGGTGTATCGTCTCCTTTTACCCGCAGACCGCGAGTCTTCATACCACCGGGCAGGTTTGAGAGGGTGCCTGCGTCCACCAGCTGACGGATCAGAGATGTACCCGCGCGGGCGTAGCCGCCGATCAAGTTAATTAGGCCAAGGCCGTAGGCACCAAAGCCGGGGATGTAGGTGTACTGTACAAAGTGCTGGCGCTTGAGACACTTCTCGTCTTCGGGCTCCCAGTTACGGCGGATGGCCAGCACCTCGCTGGTAGCCCGATCAATCGTCACAACGTAAGGCAGGGCGATGCCGTCCTCATCCTCATACCCGGGCATGTCGTAGTCAACGTGCGCCTCCAGAATCTGGTAGCGCTCATCGTCAGTAATGGAGTAGCCCTGATCCTTAGCCTTGGCTTTTTCAATGTCCGTGTGGATTGTGGTTGGCTCGCCAAGGTCAATGTCCCGGTAAAAACCAGCGGCTATAAGTTTGGCCAGATCGTTCTTGGTCTTACGCATGACGTGCGTGACCCGCTCCGAGGTGCGTACGCTAGACGCGCCATAAGGAATAATCAAGTCCTCTGCAGGGATAAACATCGCTACCTGACGGCCCATGCCCGGGTCGTAGTAGACCTTTTTGAACGCAGCCCCCGCCAAGCCGAGGTTGTACAGCAGCCGCTCATGCTCAGGCCGGTACTCGCTCATCACCTCGGTCAACTGGTAATTCATGTCGTCACGGACACGCTCACCAGCCTCTTCCTTTAACTTGTCGATTGCGCCAATGATCTCGGTTTTGACCGGGCCCTGCGCTGGGAACGTTTCAATAATCGTTTCACTCTGGAACCGTACAGCAGCTTCGGTCAGCACCGTGCTGAACACTCCGCACGCCCCGGTCCACGGCTCAGTACGCTCTTCGTACTTCATGCCCAGCACTTCCAGCCCCTTGACGTACGCCTCAACCCAGTCTTTGCGGCTATTGATGTCAGCATCAATGAGCTCAATCAGGTCGCTAGCTACCGTCTGCAGGTCACCCTCGCTCATCTCCTCAGCCAAGTTAGCGTCAAAATCATCACTGGCAGCAGCGTCTTCGGCCTCCAGAGTAATCTCCATGGAGCCGTCCGACATGGTTACCGCATCGGGGTTGTCAATCTCAATCTCTAAGTCTGGGGCATCGGGAAGTTCGGTGTCCTGCAGCCCTAGCGGGGCCTGTGACATAGAGGGGAACATACTGCTCGTTGCCATACTATTTCCTTTTGAGCGTAGCTCTATTGGTATCTGGGTTGTACGTGTACGCACTGGCTTTCTTACCCGAAAGCTTTGAGGCACGATCTTTGGCTCGTTCTTCAGCGGTCATGGAATTACGCGCAAGTCCCGCAGGGGTCAGCTCTTCTGACCCTTCTTTCATCTGGCCACGACTACGCAACAGCTTTAACGCAGTCTCACGGGAGCCGACCTGCGCAGTTAAGCGGTCGATCAAACTGTTGGCCCCCATAAATTTCTGTGTTGTCATAGGCATTCCTAATAGTACGCTTGCCGCCGTGATGGCCGGAAGGCCTCATTATCCTCGTGGTCCGTGCGTATGCGCAACAGCCCCCCGTTTCGCACGCGGGCAAGCGCCAGCGTCATGGTGTCAACCTCATCGTCGTGTTCGCCTGCAGGAAACGCCAAAATTTCTTCGACCGTGGCAGAAGCCCATGCAGTCTCCGGGAACCACACATGGCCAGAGGCAAACAAGTCTGACACGGAGTTTAAACGAGCGATTTTGTCCTGCCCCTTGCCCGGGCTAAAGTCCTGCACGAATATCCCCGACCGGCGCATCTCGTCAATCAGCGGCTGGCCACTGGCCTTGGCCTCAACAATCACGCTATCGGGCTGCCACTCGTTGTACTGCTCGTGGGCCATGACCTTGAGCTCAGGGAATTCGTACTTTCCCTTGATCTTGTTGAGCAGGATCACATTCGTGCTGCCGTCATCGTCGTTTGTCCACACCCCCCACGTATGGCAGACCGAGAAGTCCGACCGCTGTTTAGTAGTTAGGGCCGTGTCATACGACTGCACAATGAAATCTATGGGCGGCGGGTCTTTCTTGTCCCACCAGCGTATCCATTCCCGCTTGATAATGGCAGCTTCAGAGGCGGTTGGGTTCTGCTGGTACTGTGCGTACCACTGCCACATAATGTGGTGCATAGCCGCCCGGGTCTGCTGCAGGGACTCTATTGACCACTGTTCGGGCCAGATTGACTTCTCGTTTTCGGTGTTTTCGTTCAAAATTGCCGGGAATTCGAAGGCTTCGTAGTCGTCACCCCCCTCGTTCATGGCCGAATCTTTCAGTAGACGCCCAATTAAGTCCCTCTGGTGCCAACGGGTGTGCAAAACACAGATTTTCCCTTCAGGCATGAGACGCGTACGCAGACCGGCGCTGAACCACTCGTAGGTATTGTCTAAAGAGTTGGTATTTCCCGACTTAATGTCCTGTTCGGACAGCGGATCGTCGGCAATTATGAGGTGGGCACCCCGTCCGGCCAGCGCACCACCCACACCAATGGAAAAATACTCGCCTCCCTTGGTCGTATTCCACTGTCCAGCGGCTTTTGCGTCCGCAGCAATGGCAGTTTGGGGGAAAATCCGCTTGTATTCCGGCGTATTAATCAAATTTCGCACTTTTCTGGCCATCACCAAGGCCAAATCAGCTGTGTGGGATGCCACAATCACCTTGTGGTCCGGGTGTTTGCCCAAATACCATGCCGGGTAGTAGATAGAAATCATCTGGGACTTGCCCATACGCGGTGCCATGCTCACGGCAATCCGGTTTTTGATGTTCTGCTCCACGTCCATGAGCAGCGAACCCAGTCTTTTCAGGTGTGTACCGAACTTGTACGTTCTATCTACGGCAGCGATGAACGCAAGGAAGTCGTTTTGGGCCAACTGCACCCGCTTGCGCTCCTCCAACTCCTCAAACATGACCAGCAATTCCGCCGCATCAGTCCGTGGCAGTTTTTTGATGATCCGTTCGACCATCTCGCTGGTTAGTTCTAAGTCCATTAAGTATGTGCCCCGGTTACTTCGGCAACATCGAACTCAATATCTACCACCTGCTGCCTACCTTTGTCCGGGTCAAAGGCTTCGGCCTCCACCACCCGGGTGAGGCGCTCCCGCAGTAACTGCTCCAACTCTTCCGTAGGCCGGTGACGCATAGTAATTTCGGTCTTGTCCGTAAACAGCCCGACGTCACTGATCTTGCCTAACATTTCCAAAGACTTCAGCCGGATGCGCGGGTCGGGATTGTCGCTGTCCAGTATGAGTTTGTTGGTTATGTATGTACGCAGCTGAGCAGCTGATTTGACGACGATGTGGTCGTACTCCTGCAGGAGCGCCCCTAGGTGTGCAATGACACCGGGTTTGGAAAGGTCCGTATCCGAAGCATCTTGGTGCCCCGCAAATATAGACCGGGATAGGTTGGCGTCCTCTTCGGACACTTCGCTAGGTATTGAATCAGTATCGTACAGCGCCGACAAGGCAGCAGCTACCCGGGTATCTAGGGATTCAAACG